GTGGGGAAGATTTTATAGTGACGGATTTTTGGAAGTTTTATTGATAAATCAGATGATTATGAAAAAGACAGCGATAACCGATGATTTGATAGTATTTAGTGACGGATTTGTTTGGAAAAGATTATCCAGAAAAACCGCAGAAGCACTTTGGAACTCTGTTATAAGTCATGAGTTAGAATTGTATTGGGTGCGGACTGATGATGAATCCGAAGCTGTAATTGAGAGGTTTAAGGACATGGAAAGAGCGTTTGAATGTGGTGATTATGTGTGTATAGAAGTTGGGAAATTACCATACAATATGGCTTTTGGATATATCCACAATTTGCAGGAAATCTCATCACAGGCTATATCCCGTCTAACAGACACTAAGGATTGTAGTCGTGATGTGGCTTTTGCCATGATTCGTGTATGGGCAAAAGAGTTTACTGAGAAGTATGAGGATTATAAATTTGACGGAGATTATTACGATTTGGTGGATGAATTTATTGATGGGAAATTAAGCGATTTAGACAACTATGAAACGAACTTTGAAAGAATTACAAGAACTCTGGAATGAACTGAGTGATATTCCGGTGAACGAGAACGATGAAATTGAAGAAGATTTTCTGGACTTCCCATCAGGGACAGACAAGTTTGATGTATGGCATTGGTTTGATGAACGATGCCCGAACGGAGTAGCAGAAGATTTGATGTATAACACTGAAAAATGAATAATCATGAAACATACCGATTTTTACAAACTGATAGAAGAAATCAAGTTACAGGAACAATGTGAATTAAAAGCAGCCATCAAATCTGTCGGTGGTTGCTATATATGGGATATATATGATGGTGAAGCCGAATATCCAATCATAGCAGTAAACATGGATAGTATATCTCTGAATCCGACAGATGTGGAGATATATGAAGTTCAAATTGTGAACAATGTGCTTAAAATAAAGGGAAGAGACAAAGAAAGCAGAGAAGTGGTAGAATTTGAACCGAACGATGTATTCGCCGGACACTTGTCGTACATCATAGATTATCTGCCTGGTGACGAGGATGTGAGTGGTGCAAACTAAAAATGGAGAGTTGAATATGGCAACAAAGAAATTTGATAGAACCGTGTGGCATGGTATGGATTGTGACAAAGTTACCAGTCTTTTTGAGTATGGGTTATTGGTGAGATATATTACCAAAGAAAAAAGCTGGCAATGTATATACCGCAATCCTTATGAACCAAATAAGTTTTCGTACAGTTGGATAAGCGAGGAAGATATGCGTGAGATGTTTTTGACAGGTTGGGCAAAAGATGATTTGAAGTCGTTTTGTTCCTATGTCGGTGATACTTGGAATGACTGGTTGCTTCGTCCGGTCGCTACAAGAATATATGATTTGGTTTCCTATTATGGAGCGGAAGAGATATTCGGAAACAGTTACCGGACTTACACAGCAAAAGAAGTTTGCCTCAGTCTGCATATAAAATATATGGAAGAATATGAAACAGCGTGCTGATACCCGAAAAGCATTTGAGTCATATCTGGATGGAATCGGTCTCAGCTTGTCTTCCGAAGAATGGATAATAGGCGGCAAAGACCGGTCACGCTCTCTGTATTATGGCAGGATGCTTAGAAAACATGACCCGATAGCTTTTGAGGTCGGATATAAAGAATGGTTGAATCAAAAATAACAAATGATAATATGAAAACAATAAATCTAACCCTGTTTAGCTTTGATGAGCTATCAGAAAACGTACAAAAGAAAATTATAGAGCGTGAACGCTGGAATGTGATGGAACGATGTGTGGATTGTTGTGCTTCTGAATATAAAGCGTCATTGAAATCTTTTGAAAAGCTGACGGATACCGAAGCTTGTGACTGGAATGTCGGTTATAGCGGATATAGTTTTGATTTTATGTTTGACGACCTACTGTATTATGAAGACCCGTATGATTGTGGCCAAGACATTTGTCTTAGCGATTTGCGTGGTAAATTATTGTTTCGCTATATCAATAATAATATTATGCCGTATATCACAAAAGGCAGGTATTATTCCAAGGGCAAATATGTAGATGGCAAATACCAATATAAAGACAGACATAGTAAAATATTGCTGGAGAATAACAACTGTCCTTTAACCGGAGTATGCTACGACCAAGATATTTTAGATCCGATTATCCGATATTACAAGACATGGAACAGTTATCCGGAAGATTTTTCTTGGCCGGATTTGATGAGACAATGTTATGACAATTTCTTTAAGAGTTGGCATGAAGAATATGAATATTGGGCTGACGATGAGAGTGCGTTACGAGAGGAATTGCATAACAATCAATATGAAGACCGCCTTTATTATAAAAATGGAGACGTATATGTTGGACAATTAAACGAAATAGCATGAAAACACAAAAAGAATATGCCTATAAGATTGGTGAAATCGTTCTCAGGGATGTGGAAAGTTGCCAGAGTGACTGGTTCCTTATTGATCAGGAAATATTTATGCTTCCTGAAAACCGGAACAAGGCATTTATTTTGGGAACCCGGAAGACCGGATGTGATTTAATAATACTGGGTGGCACTAATTGTGATGAAGGTAGTATGGATTGGCTTTTTGGGAGTCTTGGCAATGAAAATTTCTATGTATGTCAGCCGTTATCTTTCCAAAAATCATCGCAGGAAATCGAGAAAGTGAATCCCTTGTACGCTTTTAAGTTAGCTACTGCTTATTTCAGGGGACAGGGTATGGTTCCGGTATTTGAAGATTGTCATTGCAGACTGGTGAAACTATGAGTGTAGAAGTGATAAGATATAGGCTTCCGGTTTATTGGGCTTGCGCTCTGATAAATGATGATTATACCGGACTGGAAGATAAAGAATGCGAGAAAATAAAACGCTTCTTAGAAATAGCAGAAGGTTATCCGGTAGATGTAGATTGGGAAACACAAGGGTTTTACCATTGTAATGACGCAGGAACACTTCCTGGAGAGTGTGCAGATTTTATTTTTCATAAAATTTAAACTATGACGACAATTGAATCAATTTTAAGCCGACTGACCAAGGCTGTTGGCGGTACTGAAAAGATGCTCTACACAGAGCCGGAGTTGAACAAATTTGCTAAGTTTTATCTTGATAAGTGGGACGAGAACACCAGTGAGGATGTCATAGCCGAATCTTTCACTGACTTTTGGTGGGACACAGACAGGGCTTGCAGAAGATGTTCAGAGTGTGGCAGACTGATGCGTAAGGGCTACTGTATAGATGCAGGAGCAGCCTATTATTGCAGTGACGAATGCTTGCACACAGATTTTACGGACGAAGAATGGGCAGAAGAATATGAGAGTAATGACCAGAGTTATTATACAGAATGGGAGTAAAATTTTAAATCAAAATTATATGGAAACTACAAACAAACTAACTTATTTAAGTACAAAATTCTTTACAGAAAACAAAGAAGAATACAGAATAATAGTCACGGTATCTTTAAATGATGATTATCATAACAATATGTGTGACTGGAGCGTAACAGCCGATATTAGACGGAAAAATAAATGTGGAACGTATGGGGAGTATATGGGAGGCTGCTGTCACAATGAAGTCGCAAAACATTTTCCGGAATTGGCAAAATTCATATCGTTGCATCTTTGTAACCATTATGGTGCTCCTATGTATCCGGTGGAAAATGGCACGTATCACATAAAGAATAGCGATAAGTCTGTGGCTATTGAATATTTACGTATATCAGACAAGGAATATTCCAAATTATCTGAAGCAGTGGACGATGAGATGTATTTCAAGTATCTGCTTTTCGATTTAGGAATTGTGGATAGATGGAAACGTGAATCAGACGAGCTTCTTGTTGAACTTGAAGATCTGTGTGGCAAGAAATGGGTAAATCCGTATATGCCAGAAAAGGAAAGATTTACTTTGATATTAACGGACGAGGAACGTTTGCTTATTGAAGAGCGCATTAAAGCCGGGTATTATTCCGCAGAAAATATCGAAAAACGTAGAAAAAAGGCTCATAAGGCAAAGATGTTGAAAAAGCGTGCTGAAATTTGTGAGCTATACGATAAGAAAATCAGACAAGCAGAAGCAGAAAAGAAGATAATGCTCTGTGTGTTTGATTATGGGTTGTCTACCGATAATGTTATATATTATTCTCACACGAACACTTTGTCTTTCAACTGGAGCAGTTATAGAGAAAAAATCACACAGGAAGAGTTTGATGATTTTGTGAATAAGGTAGACCGCTCTCAGTTGCCGGAAGATATTAGGTTTGAGCTTAAATAAAATATTGGATATGGAAAGATTGAATTTTGAAACATTGCTTCGTGTTGTAAGATGGGATTACAACCGTTGTTTTAAGGATGAATCACTGGACAAGGATTTGTTCATGGAAAAATACGGGAAAGTTATGGGGGAACATTATTACAATAAGTTTGTCCATGAGTTTAACGGGAATATCCTGAAGATGGTCGGTTACTTCAGAGGTTCCGAAAAAGAGGGGCAAGCCTTCTGCGATATGATAACCGAACGCATTGAAAAATATGAACAAAGAGAACCATACAACCCTTAGCAACAAGCGGTAATAAAATCTTACAAATTAATTGGTTTGGCTGATAGAA